GGTGTCAGTGAGACACCTACCTTCAATGACTTCTGGAACACCTATCCAAGAAAGATAGCCAAAGGTCACGCTCGACTTGCATTTGAAAGAGCACTGAAGAAAACAGATGCAGTAACTATACTCACGGCAGCAGCTAAGTTTGCTGAGACTGTTGAGCACAAAGAGAAACAGTACGTGCCACACCCAACCACATGGCTCAATGGTGAGCGATGGGATGATGAGATAGATGATGTCTCAGGTAGATCAAACACTGATCGTCTTGATGATATTATTAACTTCGATAGGTACGCATTTGAAAGGTTAGGTAATAAAAATGGATAACAGAGTATGCATGCACTACGTCTTAGATCGACTAGAAGAGATGTGGGATTTATTTCAAAAAGATAATGCACTTGGTTTAAAAGAGTTAGATAAGTTTAAAAGAGAATGTATCTATAACTTAGGCGTTAATCTACGCAATGATTATAAGAGTATACAAGATGAAATATGATGATCGCACTCGTATCGTAGGTTCTTGGCTACAACAATTACTGCGTAGATACACACCGCCTACTGGCATGGACAATGAGACACTCAAAGAAGAAATGGTTTTGATTGTAGAAGATGTAAACAAACACATACCTTCTCAGTTCAATGACGATATGTTTAAGGGTGTTCTGGTTAGGATTGACGGACAGATCCGCGCCATTCATGGAGCGCGGACATGGCCGACAATCAAAACATTTATAACTGCAACCCAAGAAAGTGTTAAAGTATACGATGTAAAAGAGCTTACCTCGTCTGTAGAGTTTAGCCTTGATAGATTTCGCTTGGCTGAGAAAAGAATTCTAGCAGGTGAAGATATAGATGATCTTTATATTAAAGACACTTTATCACGCGAACAACTGCTCGAGCGTGGTGTTGTAACTATGGATGATATAAAAAAGTATGTTGACCCTGCTGCATAGATGCAGTAGAACTATACATATATAAGGAGCAAATGTTATGGATAGAAAGAATTTTATTGGCGGCAGCGATGCCGTTAAGATAATGAATGCTGAGTGGTATGAGCTTTGGCAAGTCAAGATGGGTCTGAAAGAACCAGATGATTTGAGTAGCATACTTGCAGTACAACTTGGTGTTCATACTGAAGAGTTTAACCTAAGATGGTTTGAAGAAAACACAGACCAAACTGTAGACTCAAAGCAAATGATATTTGAAAATAAAATATCTGGTGTGCCATACAAAGGTACAATTGATGGGATGGTAGGTAGCAGTATTATTGAAGCAAAGCACACGTTTCAGAATAACAAGATGGAAGATGTGCTTACACAATACATGCCACAGATACAGCTATACATGATGTTGTCTGAGTCACCTGCATGTTTCCTGTCTGTAATCTTTGGCAACAACAGATGGGACTATGCCAAAGTAAGATACGATGAAAAGTATGTTGAAGGTATGAAAACAATCATCAAGGATTTCTGGGGATACGTTGAGCGTGAAGAAGAACCAGTAGGTATAGATGAACCTAATCTATCTATAGATAAAATACCTGTAGATGAAATGGTTAAACGTGATGCCAGTACAGACAATATGTTTATGGATAATGCAGTTACATATCTTAACAAACAATGGGATCACAAGCAGTTCGAAACTGCAAAAGAAAACTTAAAAGGAATGGTTGGTGATGATGAACGTGAGGTTTATTGTGACCAATTAACTGTGAAGAGAGACAAACGTGGATCACTTCGCATCAATGTAAGGAGCAAAGCATGATAAAAAGTTTAGATTTATGGAATAAAGTATCAACCTCTGATGAAAAATATCTTAAAGAAGTAAGTTATGGTTCAAGATCGTTTACTGCTATAGATGCACATTATCAAATCAAAGCAATAACAAAAGTATTTGGACCAGTAGGTGAGGGATGGGGTTATCATGTAGATACAATTATTCACACCCTCTCACCAGATGATACAATTGTTATAGCTAATGTAAGTGTATGGCATAGCGGATCACCAAACAAAGTATTCGGTCCTGTCTCTGGCTGTAAGTCTCTTATGCGTAATGGCAAAGTAGATGAAGATGCGCCAAAGAAAGCTATGACTGATGGGCTAACTAAAGCACTATCACACTTAGGTTTTAATGCTGATGTATTTCTTGGGGAGTTCGATGGTAACAAGTACACCGACAAGGACAAACCTGATTGGTAATTACTACCAAAGAAATGGTTCAACAAGTACCCTGCCCAAAGTGTGCAGCTAAGGCAGGGGAATCTTGTGGTCACAGAAAAGACAAGTCTCGAAGTCACCACGCAAGATTAGTAGCAGCACAAAAACATTATAATACAGGAGCCAAAAAAATGGCAGAATACGACAACAGAAATAAAGGTGCAGGGTTTGCACCATATCCAGATCAGAAGTTTATTCTCTCTGGCAAAATGGATCTGCAAGGCAATGAACGCAAGATTGTAATGATGGCAGGTACAACCAAGAATGGCAAAAATATTATTGAAGTATATCAACGATGTTCAATTATGTTTGAAGATACAGAAGCATCTGATGGTAAACCAAATTACTCTGGGCCATTGGATGATTACACAATGACTGAGACTAAAGATAAAATGCGAATGGCAGGTTGGCGCAAAGAACACAACGGTAATAAAATGATTTCTTTTCAAGTAACGCCAAGTATTGGTGGAGATAAAGATGACAAAATACCGTTCTAAAGAAACATGGCCTGAGTTAAGAAAGCGGCACAAGGAAGAGAAACGGAGGTTAATAGAAACTTGTGCCAAAGCTAACCTTACAATTACTGAGGCTTCTCGGATGATTGACATTGACATGGGGCAGCTAAGAACAGAAGCTTGGCGATATAACATTCAGTTTGCAAGGAGGTATAACAATGACAAGAAAACAGCTATCTCCTGCTCAACAGTTTGAACTCAAGTATCTAAAGCAACAAGAAAGAAGATGGTCTGAAGAAAGATTTAAATCTGATAAAGATAAAAACGCAGAGATAAAACACTTTCATGCAAGAGAAGATCTAACACTCTTTGTTTCTAAACTAAGAAAACTAGGCTATCATATTTAATCGTGAGGACAGGGGCAGTATAACCTGTCCTCTTTACTATTTTAATCAAAGCAAGAAAGATAAACAATGTTAAAATTATTCTACACACTACTCGTTATTGAGTATGTTGTTGAGGATCAAGAAGTAGCAACCAGTATTATATTCCCAAGCGAACAAGAATGTTATGATGCTATGGGTGATGGTGTATTAGATAATTTGTATGATATACTGGCTGATACTTACGGAAAAGAAATTATGATGTACTGTAAAAAAACACCATTTATGTCAGGAGTTCAGCAGCCTGATGTAAAGCCAAAGGTAAGACCAGATGTGGACTAAGAAAGATAAAGAATGGCTAGGGTATAAACGCAAGATGTCTGTGCAAGACAAAAGCAAGATTAGTTTATCAAAGCCTCCTTGGGAAAAAAATTTATCTAGTCAACTCGAAGTGAGGACCGTCATAAAACGGACGCTTCCCTTGGCTACGTCTAAGATCAATGTAAGCTAATGATGCTTCTTCCATTGTGCCTTGCCAATCTCTCATGTTTAACCATCGAACGTCTGGACTTGCTTGCCAAGCACCACCCCAAGTTACACTAACACCATGCTGATCCCCTGCCTTTTTCATTGCATCAGCTATGTTATCGTAAAGTGTTTCTTCCCAACTTGCTCGAGAACCAACGTAAGCCATAAGATCAACAGCATGAGAGAATCCATCTACCTGCCTTCGATGAAAGCTGTTCATAGTTTTACTTGCACCTTTAGCCACAAGTTCTTTCTGTTCTTCTTCGGTACGCAAACCACAGATACAACCAAAGTCTACATCAGTTAGAGTTATAGCTGTAGTTACAACCTTAACCAAATCAGGATGCACACCTCTAAGTTTGCTCATTGATCTGTCTGATAATTTAAATGCCATAATTAACCTTTCTTAAAGAACTTTGTCGCAGAGCGCACAGCAAAGCTACTGGCTACGATAACGCCTAAAGTATACTGATACCACTCAGGCATCTGTTCCAGTGCTGTGAACCCCTCTGCAACGACTGTGCGACCCCACTCACCTGTGAACACTAGGATCAATGGAATTGAGAATAATAAAACTAACCACTCGTCCTTCCAAGAAGACTGAGAACCTTGTGCCATAATCCTTTCCCAGTCTTGGACTGAGGTTTCTTTGGAGACGAGGATTTTGGCTTTGGCTTCGGCTTCGGTGAGTTTGAGTTTCGCGTTTGCTTGTTGGGCTTGGGTTTTGGCATTTAACCAACCTCCTGCTAGTTCAGTTATCGGACCTATTAGTGTCTGGAGCATAGTGTCCACCTCTATCTGTCTTTGCTTCCTTGCCTAACCATAACGCAAAAGACGCAGAAAGCATAGCAGTAACTAAAGATACAAATGCAGACTGTTGCGTGGTTGGATCTTCTAATGTCATAAACCAAAGACATACTTTCCAAGTTAAAATAATCTGACATAAAAATGCCAGGCGCGGTAAGATCTTTAGTTCATCTAAATAATTAGCTGTGATTGCTACCATAATATTTCCTTGCGTATTTGTAAGCTACTCGCTTGTCCCTAGTTATAATTATTACATAACCCTTATTGTCATAGATTATGTATCTTCCCTTCCATTCTGTAATTGTCACCGTTCAATTTTTATACAGACCACTTTGCTATTTGTATTTGTAACTAAAACTTTAGCTTCTTTTAATCCTTCTTTGCATGCCTCTTCACTTGAATGACTAGAGATATGGTAGTGATCGAATGTTCCGCTAATTACTTGCAGCCAAAGAAGTACCCACATCACCACCGACCTTGCCATTTACCAAGGTAATAGAAAACGCAGAACAAGATACCACCACCGATAACAAAAATAATGAAACCAATACCAAAGTTAATAATTGCATCTATCTGTTCCTGCTTTTTGTATAGCTCTTGCTTTCTTTTTCTACGCATTTGCGCTTCTATCTGTAATACCTCTTTCCATGCACTAGGTCCATATGTCCAAGAGATATGATCTTTGATTTCATTTCTCATTTGTTCCATTTTCTTTTTATGTGCAAAGATTTCTAAAGCTGTTTCTTCATCAGAACCTTTAAATGTTTTCTTCCAGAACGGAGGATTTTTTTCTCTTTCTTCTAGATTAGTAAAGTCTGAGAAAGCTTTGCCCCATTGCGAAAGCTGCCCTGTCATTTCTTGAAAATCTTTCCCTGCTCCAATCGCTGCTTTGAGAGCCTTAAAGCTTCCTGTCGCTAGAGCAACGCAACTAACTGGGTCCATTACATTTAACTAGGTTCTGTTGGAAATGTTACGTCAGGCCAATCAGAACTAGACGGCAAGTCACGCAACG